CTACCAATCCATCCCTTCAAGTCGCTTCATGGCATCCGATGCCATGCGCCATCTCTCGACACCCTTGGTGTAGATTTCAGAGGTTTGGGCCTGCGTATGGCCATGAATTGACATGATCTGATATTGGCTGCAGCCTTCCTGGGCGAGTAGGTGTCCAGCTGCTTTTCGAATTCCGTGGCTCGACCTTCCCTTTAGGCCAGCCTCGCCACACCACCTCCGAAACATTTGGCCAAGGCTATCCGGTGACGAAAAGGGCTTCCCTTTGTTGTTCAGCAGATAGGTGTCGCCAATAACGGCTCCGGCTCTGGTTGCCCGATAAAGCGGCGGGAGCATGGGGATTTCCACTTTGGCAGATCCTCTTTTTGCTGGTTGCCACGCAAGCCCCCTTATTCCGTCTCGCTGAAATTCGTGACACCGCCCCAACCGAATGGCGTCTCCGATTCTGCATGCAGTGAACATGAAGAGAGTAAGGGCCAGATGGGGTGTGGTTCCGGCTTTGTGATGCTCTCTGAACTTTCTCAGATCATCAGCGGTCCAGGGCGTTGCTCCACCCTTTCCCTTGTCGATCTTGGCAACCCCAATTGCAGGGTTGATATCACATAGTCCCGCCTCACATCCCCAACGGTAGAGGCTGCGAATGGCTTCCACCATACTGTCCGCTGCAGCCGGGGTATCCATCATGCTGTCGCGCAGTTCGACAACCTTTGTCGCCGGCATATCGAGAGAGTATTCACCGTACTCAGCACGAAACTTTGCCATTAACCCTGTTCGCTTTTTGAGCGTCAAAGGGGATGCTTGTTCGGCTTTGACCCTTTTTTCCAAATCGGCGAGATGCTTGATGACCAGCCAGTCGATCGAGCCACGAATAGCGCGGTCTTCCGCTGGGGATTCCGGCGTAAGTTGAATGCCACGTCGCGCCGCCCGGTAATGTTCCATGAACTCAGGGTGATTTAGATCGACATTGAGCCGTATGCGCTGGCGCTTGTTGCCCTCAACCCGAACCCGGTAGCGAAATCCACCAGAGGGTAGGCGCTCCCTGAGTAGCCCAGGCAATTCCAATTTCATCGCGCCTTCCACCACTAATCCCACTTCTTCGGTTGTGGCCCCGCTTTCTGCGTTCTGTCAACATCGCGGTTCGCCAGGTGGGGAACCACCCGAATACGGCCGTCGACCTCAATCACCACTTCCATGTTCACACCGGTCTGATCGACAGCGCGCAGGACTCTGGCAACGTCCGCTTGTGTGATTCTGGAGGCGGTTCGGGGCATTGGCCTATCGTTCTCTATGTAAAGGAGGGAGTGTGGCGGCGTCCTATTTGGTTGCTAGGACTGTCGTTCAGATGATGTCTTTGCCCTGGTCGACCGCGGCCTGCATGCGCTGCAGCTCGTCGTCTGAGTTCTGGCGGGGTGCTCGCTCGGACTTGAGGGCGCTTTCTGAAATTTCCTCGATCTTCAAAATCGCGTTTTCATAGCCGGCAGGACGTGCCTCACTGGCCCATGCAAACACCTGACGCAAGGCCATGCGGAACGCATTTTCTTTACCCTTCGCCTCTGCGAGTTGCTGGCGCAGTTCTATGATCTCATCGATTTTTTCATGATATTTATCGGCCAGCTTCGAATATTTCTCGGCGGTGTCCTCTACCCGCTTGGCGAGGGTGTCGCGCTCGGCGGCGAGGTCGCGCAAAAGGTCAGCGCCATATTGCCATCCGCCACGGCAATTTTCTGCAAATTTGGCGGATCGCTCCACCGACTCTGTGCTCGTGTCGGTCTTGGGCATTGGGTGTCTCCGGAGTTCAGTTGAGTTCTGCGATCAGCTCATCGAGTTTGACAATTGCGATCGATAAAGCGTGTTCGGTGGATTGGGTCGGCAAGCCGGCACGCTTGCGGCGATCGATCTCGGCCAGGAACAGAGCCCCGGCGCGTTCGAGGTTGCGGCGGCGGTCTTGCGGTTTCCACCAGCTCCGCTCCCATGGCCAGCCAATTGGCGTTCCGTCCGGCCGGAGCATCGTTTCCAGTGCGGTGCCGTGATTGAGGTAGATGAACGCCGCTGCGGATAGTTCGCCATGGGTGTGTAGATCATCATGACCCTCACCCCATCCTTCGGCTTCGATCTGGCGCCGCCGCTCGGCCGTAATGAGATCAAGGGCCATCATGCCGATGACTCCGAGCTAAGTTCGGGTGGCAACCAGCTCGCGATCTTGTCGAGTGACGCCTGGCTCAGGTTTAAAGCACTTTGGAAATCGCTGTCATTGAACAGCCGGTGCAGGTGATTGACCTTTTCACCCTTTTTCAGCTTGTCGAACGCGAGCGGATCTTCCTCAGCCGATTGATCGGAGACCAAGTCTTTCCAGACTTGCTCAAGGGATCCTTTGTCGATCCGGCTGAAATAGGTAGGCGCATCGGGTGTCCAGATTGACCGGATATCTGGTTTGACCATCGGCGCCAGCAAGGACATGCCGATTGAGTTCATGGTTGGGCCATTGATGGCCCGGATCAGGTGACGCGTCAGGACCGTGTTGCGGTGCTTCTTACCCTTGGCCTGAAAGTCCTTGAAGGAGCTGGCATAGTCGCCCCGTGTTCCACCGAGCTGCCTCTGGTTGCTGCCGTCGGTGAGGGCTTCATCGACGGTCCATGCTCCCTCGACCTCTGGTTCGATCTGCGGGTCGGTCAATGTAACGTTGAACAAACCGCTGTGGCAGGCATATCCAAGTTCGAGTTGCCACGCGAAGAGATCCAGCACCAACTCTGTTTTCCCAAGGGTGGCCGTCTGCAGGGCTAAAAGCCGGATCCTCCGGAGATCTTCGACGCCAGCCTGTGTGAGCTTCGGGCTTGGTGCGGACGCCCCGCCATCTGCACTGTCGGCGCCGCCTTTTGCATTACTGCGCTTTGCGTCCCTGTACGCCCCATCGATCTTCAATCTTCCCGATGTATCGACATGAACAAAGATGCCGCAATCCGCCCGGGTCTTTTCGTCCCAGCTGCGTTTGGTCTTTGCCTCCAGCTCTTCCAGACGCGCGAGTTCTACATCAGTCAGGCCTTCGTCGTACTCTTTGGCTTCAAGTCGGGCTTGCTCGTCCTGATCTTTCTTGGACAGGGCGACCTTCTCGCCCTGTATATGCTCATAACCCGAATGGGCTGAGTAGGGCACATAGGACTCGGTGCAGGTCTCAACCCACTTCCAGCCAAACTGGGCCTTGATGCCCTCGGCGATGTCGGTGAGTTTTTGTTCGAAGAGCTGGTCGAGGATGTCGGGATCATCGAGGTAAGCGGCATCATCAAAGAGATCTTCACGCATCCGGCCGCCAGCAGTCACATAGGCAGAGGTGCCGACATAGACGGCCTTATAGTTGTTGGCGCGCACCTTGTTGTCAGTGAGCCGCTGCTTGACCCACCAAGCGCCCTGATCGTCCAGAGCTCCGCTCAACACCTCCAGTTCTTGATCAGCATCGCGGGCGATGGTGAGTAATTTGGCAACGTCTAGAGAGATCTTTCCTTCCCGCAGCGCGTCCATTGTTTGTGGCTGAAGATGCGCTAGCGCCAATCGTCCCTTCACGTGGCGTACTGTCTGGGCAAAGGCTCTGGCGATCATCTCGGCAGAGTTGCCTTGCTCGGCCATCGCGGCATAGGCACGGATCTCGTCGGCGGGATGAAGTGGTTTCTGCGTGGCGGATTCCGTGCCCGCCCAGGCTCGCGCAAGGAAGGCATCATCGGTCACCCTGACAGGAATGGCGGCAAAGTCTGGGGCCTTGTTGTCAAACGATTGTGCGCCGGCTGCTTTTAGGTGCATCAAGCCGCGCAAGCGCCGGCCGCCGGCGACAATACCAATCTTCCCCGATCGTTTTGGATCCGCGTACCCCAACAGGTTCTGCAGCAGGCCATTGATGGTAATGGACTCTGCAATGGCACTCACATCTTCATCAGAAGTGCTCTGACGCGGGTTCATATCGTGCAGATATAGCTTGTTGATAGGGACGTATTGCAGAGGGGCTTCGGGGTTATTTACTGGGCTGTGCTTGGTCATGAACGGACTCCATGGTTGTCGAGCTTGGCCGCGAAATCCATCACATCCGCGAACCATTGAAAGGACTTGGCACGAAGGTCATCGAGTGATCGTGCTTCAAGGGTGGTTTCCAACTCCCAGTCACCGGCAAATAGAAAGGCTTCGCTTTTGCCGCCTTTCTCGAAGTGGAAAAGAAGATCGATGCCGTCGATGCGCCATAGCTCTTCGGGGCAGCCACATTCGTCGCTGGGCACTCTTGCCAAGATCGAAATGGGAGCTTTGCCCTCGGGCTTCAGAATGGAGCCAATGCGCAAATCGCTTAGTGTCTCGGCACCGACATCACTGACGTATTGTGGTCCTGCGAAATCGACCAATGCAGCCTCCTTAAGTGTGGTGGGTTATCGAGATTTAATCGTGCGCCAGACACGCGCTATGAACTCGATGCCAGCGAAGAAGCCCAACATGCCGGCGATTAGGGTGCCGATGATCTCGAGAAGGACCGCGAAAAATGGAACTTCGTTGGCTTGTGCCCAAGCGAAAAATGCTTCTCCCATGCGGCCTCCGAGTGCTTAGCTGGACAGGCGAGGCAGAATTGCCTCGATCGATGCGCGAGCATTGTTCCGTTCGCGGTCAGATGCGTTTGACCGGAGCGCGTCATAGGCTTCGGTGAGTGCATCGTCCCGTTCTTTCAAAAGGCGGCGGTAGAGAGCGAGATCTTCGTGGTTCATTGGTTCCTCCAGAGGGGGCTACCGCGAGTGCGGGCAGTCCCAATCGCAATGTTCGGTTCCAGCGAGCATGCAGATGCCGTCCTCGGTCATTCCGCATTCATCAGAGCCGTCGTCGTGATCATGCTGCCACTCATCAGGGTGATGGTCGTCTTGCGCCTCGCGCAGGATCTTCCCTGTCTGCAGGACCACGTATCCCTTGAAGGTGCAGCTTGCGGCAGGGCACCAGCAGTGAAGTGAGTCATCTTCCATCTGGGCACCGCAGTCTGGGCAATGTCTGGGCATTTGAGCCTCCGAACTGATCGGGTTATTCCTCACCCCAATATGAGACGTCGCTCTCAGCGCACGCTTCGGGGCCATCATTGCGATAGAGTGGATCTGCGTGGTAGTTCGCCGCGACCTCCTTGCAATATTCATCGACCGACTGGCCGTCATCAAAGGTGTCGAAACCGGCTAGGCGCTTTGCCTCCGCCGTGAACCGACGCGTGAATTCTTCAAGCTCCATGTGGCCTCCGGGGTTAATTGGGCTCAATAAGATCGGAGCGACCAGCGCGTTCCAGCAGATCGGGCAGGGGGTCAGAGGCATCGGCCGCCATTGGCATGATTGCCGCAAAGGTGTTTGGTTCGCTCACAAAGGAAATAAGATGCGCTTGGTTTGCGGGTGCTGGATGAATTCGAAACCCTTCTGACCAACCAACGAGAGGCGCGAGAAAACCAGTATCAATCGCCGTGAAACGATCTGGCGTAAGGCGCTTGATCGGGTGAACGCCGTGACGGCGGTCCAGGGCATTGCGCCAATGCGGGAACTTAACATCGCGTGTCTGAACCGTGCAGAGAACGTCAGGCGTACCCTTTGTGCCCAGAGCAATAGTGACCGATGCATCTGCATTGGCTTCGAGGTGACGCCGAGAAAAGGTTAGGCGATGCTTGCACCAGTGAAATTCATCGGCTGAAGGCGTTTCATCGAGCCGGGGTGTGGTTAACCATGTGGCAGTCGCCCTAATGACGCACCGGATTGGTGCGTGCGCATCTGCATCAAATTGGATCAGCATTCCCTTGCCATCCGTGGCGACGATCCAAGCGCCTCCGGTCGCTTCGGGCTCAATCAATGCACCGGTTAGGTGAAACCGATTTGACTGACGGCATATCGGCATGGCGCGAAACAACATTTCAGCTGAAAGATTGAAATCAGTGGTCATGGTACCTCCGGGGCTTTGAGACGTACGCCGGGGGTATTTTTGGAGCGCCCGGTCACTCCCTCAGATTTACAGCCCACGGTTCTCACGTGGTGGCCCGTTCCTTGAGACGGACTGCGGCCCTTTGACGTTTTTGTGGTCGTCTCCCCGCAGTTGGTCCCTCTCCACCTCGGTGCCGAATTCTCGGCAATCCAGATATGACTGTTGAAGATCAGACCGCGACGGTTGCGCTTTGCGTCCACCAGCTTTCTACTTGGCGACCGGTCGCAGCTTTGTAGCGGACCAAATAACCCGGCTCGCAGTGATCATATTCAGCGCGACCAATGACTTTTCCCTGTTCATCGGATTCGATCATTTTGACTTGCGCCCCAATCTCGTGAGTAAAATCTGGGTACTTCGACATCGGATACTCCCTCTCTCTGGTTTCCGTCGCTGCCCCTTCCTGAAACGAGAAGGGGCAGAAAGAGAAATCAGATGCTGCGATCAGGCGTTGGCTTCGAGATAACGGATGACTGCGCCGTGGAGTTGCACCTCCTCTTCGGTCTCACCCGATGCGATATCGAGAAGCAGGCGTAGTGCATCAGCCAGCGCAGCGACGGCCTCGCCGTTTCCGATGTTTCCATCTGCTGCGACAGATCCTTCGCGCGCGGCTTCAATCATCTCGAGAGTTGCTGAGCTTGAGGCAGATGCGGCTGCTAGAAGGGAGGATGGCACATTGTTCATTTTACAGCCTTCCTGATCATAGCGTTCGTGGTTGCGAGATCCTCATACAGGGGCACCTCGCGGTATCGTGCGGCTTCTTCCTCAGTAACGGGGCGGGTAGCGCCAAAGCTGTCCACCGTGGCCCAGCCTGTACTGTTGATCGCTCGATAGGCGCAGATGATCTTTGGCTCTGGCATCGGAACTCCTGTGAACAATGGGCCAGCGGTGCGTGGCGCGTTGGTGTAAAAGCCGGCAGGTGGCGGGTGGGGTTGCCATGAGTGGTGTTTGGGCCACCTGCCGGGAGTTGCGCGCTGCGGGACATGTAAACCGCCCCGACAGTGATGGGCGGGGTGCAGCGCGGGTTCGTTTAACTGTTGAGGACTTCTTCAGCCCAAGCGCAGATCGCAGCGTCTTCACCGGCACCCAGTGCAGAATATCCTGCCAGCTGGACCTCAAACGGTGTGTGATCGGGGATATCGGATGGATATGCACCGCCCGCCTCAATCACGGCCGTGGCAAAACTGTCGCGGCGCTCGTCACGCGGTAATGCCAGCAGCGTATTGGCGAATGTGGTGATCGGGCAGGGCGTGCTCATGCGGAACGATCCCCTGACAGTGGATAGCCGCGGTTGCGGGCATACTTCCGGACGCGCTCCATCAATGACGTTTCATCAATGATCTGATGCATGGAACCTGGCAGGTTTTCCGGGCGGTAGATGTGGCCGCGTTGCGCCTTCAGCTCGGCCCAAGCGAAGTGAAAGATCTCGGGGGATGCCTCGAAACCCGCCGGGTTACTGAGGATCGCGGCGGCGTCTGAAATCGGGTGGTTCGGCATTCAATCCTCCATCGGTTTGTGAGGTGGAAGATATAGATTAAAAAATCTATGTCAACGCATGAATAGTCTCAAAAATCTACTAAGGCCTAGAATCAGACGCCGATGTGCGGTAGTGTCTCGATGCCAGAGAGTGGCGCGGAAAAAGAAAACCCGGCACGCATGCCGGGCAGGAGGATCGCAATGGCTGAGATTTCGGAAGTGTTACTTCACATCCCAGCCCTTCAGGCCCTTGAAGGCATCGCGGAACTTCGCGCTGATCTCCTCACGGGCCATGTCCATCATCTTGGCTTTAATGTCTCCGTACCGTCCGAACTCAGTGCCACAAGCCTTGCATTTGGCAATGTCGTCGTCGGTGTAGTCGTCGGGGAGTTCAAGGGTGGCGGGGTCGACCCCGCATGACTTGCAGCTGAAAGTGAATTTGATTTCGTCAGACATGTAGTTTTCTCCATCGCTTGTTGTGGTGACGCGATGGTGAGCGCCGCCGGAGGTTGTGTCCAGCCTTCGGCGGCAAAGAATAACCACGCTAGCGCGGGGTTGAGGTCAGGTGTTAAATACAAAGGCGGTCGAGGCGGCGGCGGCGGGCGCAATCTATCCTTTGGGAGTTTGAAGTGCGGAATCGCCGTTTAGGTATTGGGCGAAGCATTTCTGCAAAGGAGTGAGGTGTTCGAGATCATCGATGCCCTGTGCACGAGCCACTTGGTTGTGGCAGATGAGGTCCAAGTACCTCTTTACCGGGGGTTCGCGTGCCTCGATAGTTAAGACTTCCGCGCGCAAGTCGCGCAAATCTTCGATAGTTGGCGCTGGTGTCATCACCATGATGCGCTCCAGTGCGAGGAACTCTGAGGCTAGTCCATTATGGTCGCGCGCTTTGGAGGATAAGCGAGAAACTTGTTCTACTGCCTGGAGCGAAGCGACCACCCCACCAGCAGCGAGGGCCACCCATGTGGGTGCCTGAGCAAGAACTGACACAACCACAGATGATCCAGCGAGTAGAGAGACAAATGAAATTGTGTTGGACCAAGACTCAAAAAAGCGCTCGCGAGCGCGGTGATACCTGACGGAACGTTGTAGGTGGCAGGTGAGTTCGTGAAGATCCTCACTCGTCGCCATCTTGACCGGTGTCTGGTCGACGGCGTGGTGCGGGTCTGGTTGGGGAGACGTTGTAGCCATCTGAAATCCCTTTGCCTCTCTCCTGGTGAATTCCCTGGTGGCGCTCTTCTTTGATCACCTGACCTCGACGGCGTTCAACTTCCCGCCGGATTTCTTCCATGAATTTCTTCGACTTTGGCATATAGTATAGCCCTTTCCTTAACAATTACATCAGTGTTGCGCTCGGGTGGGTCAGAAATTGGAGCCGTATATTGACCGACCAGCAAATCATTCAGTGTCTTCGTGAGCTTCTTTCGGAGGCTGATCCGCAGCAGCAGCAAGCCCTTCTCCGTAGGCTAGCAATTGCCGGCGCAGATGCGCGGGCAGTTTCATTACTAGGCGCACGATCTCTTTCTCTTCTGTGGTCTGAGCCTCACTCATAAACTCTTCCAGCGTCGTCCCTAGGGCGGCGCAAATTTTCCTCATGGTGGCAACACGAGGGCTCTTGTTGTCACGGAACATCAAGCGGATCGTGCTGTTTCCTAAGCCTGCTTTGGTGGCCAGATTTGACACGTTTAACTCAGGATCGGCGTCAATCGCTGCCTTGAGGCGCACGAGAAATGGCTCAGTGATGTGTGGATCGTTCATGCAGATATGATCTGCGATTTGTCGATCTACTGCGACGGATTTAAAAAGCGTTGACTGCATAGATTTTAAAATCTACCTATGGGCCATGGAACAGTTCATGGCGCAAGTTCGAGAATACGCAATTAGAAGTGGCGTGAAGCCTTCTACGGTTGTTCAGAAGGCGGGTTTCGCCGGAAATGCGTGGAGTCGTTGGGAGCGGGATGAGAGCAGCCCGACACAGCGAACCCTCGATAAAATTCTTCGTTACATGGCGCAAAACCCACCTCCCGAACCTGAAGAAGAGGTACGCGCCAGCTGAGCCGACCCCACTGAAATGTTCCGTTTCCATGCCCGTAGTTAAGGCCCGCCGCTCCAAACCCCCAAGGAAAAGATGTTTCCATGTCCAGCCCTTACGACAGCCCTGCGCTCCGCACCATCTTTGCCAGCCTCATCCGTAAGGCCGGCGGCGGTCCGTCCGTTGTTGTCGCGGTAGAGGAACTGACGGGACGCAAAATGTCTGTCGGGACGCTGAGCAAGATCTCCAACGGGGACATGCGGATGGATTGGGAAGTGGCCTTCATCCTCGAGGACATCGTGGAGGAATTCCCGTTTCAGGAATACCTAAACGCCCGTCGCGATCAAACCATAAGCCAGAGCGATCAGCATCGCCTTGCCTTGGCAGCGCTGAAGGAGATCGGCGAGGTGCCGGCGGCTGTGCTTCACTTCATTACGACCGGTGAATCCACATTGCTGGAGAAGGAAGGGGCAGAGGGTTCCGCCGCGATACAGGCGCTGTTGGACTACGTGAAGGCGAGGGCGGCGTGATGGGCCGTCTGCGCATAATTATGGAGGATTTCTTATGTCTAAACGCGCTCTGCGGCCAATGCTCCTGCACTGGTTCCGCTACCTGTTCAGCTTTCGCTATCGGTTCGAGGTCGAATATGACGCGCTCATGGTGCGACACGAGGAAAACCGCGAACCGCCCGAACCGTTCACGGTCGATCATCCCAGCCTTGCAGAATATAGCCCCGGAAAGCGGGCCATGCTGGTTCGGGTCTACAACGGAGGTGAGAGAGGCCCCTGCCATGTGGCACGGCGCAACGGCTTGGCAGTCAGGGTGTATCCTGGGGATCCGGAATTTGATCCAGCACGTGCAATGTCTCCTCCACCCCCTCGGCAATACCAGTGACGTAGTCTGCGCTAGAGTTGTACTTGAGGTCAATTATGTGTGGTGCGACCCTCTCGATTTCCTGCGCGGTCAGCGTGATGCCTTTGGCATTGTAGGCCAAAATCAAGTCAACAAAAATTTGCGTCGCACCCGCTTGGTCTGTCGTGTCTCGAAGATACTTGCTCAGATCTTTTACTTGGCGTTCGAGTTCCGCAATGCGCTGCTCAAGGCGTTTGGATTCACTCACTTCGCTATCCCTTTCGTTCGTTTGGTTTGCACCTCGAACGATGCATGCAACCGCGACGTGCGTAAAGCACAGGTTGCATGCGCCACTGCAGCAGGTTTCGGCGCCCTTCTTGCCGATGATAACACCGACCGGGGGGCAGGTGACCTGCGTGCAGCCCCCACTTCAACCACTCCCTGTTGGACTTGGGCACGTGGTGGCGTGGTTCGCCACGTGCCCCTTTTTCGGGGAGCCGGGTCATGAGCGCGCATAGCGTCAAAAGTCGTGCGAGGCACCCGGATCCCAAAACCTATGCGCGTGAGCAATATCGCGTTGGGCACATCCTCTTTGAGGTGTGCGATCACCCTGAAAACGGCAAGACCTTTGCTTTGATCGCCGGCGAGGCGACTGAAGCCAAGTTCTTGCGCCCTTTGTTTACTGGCTTTGTCCAGCGCGGGATGGGCACGCAACTGCGCCGTTTGGCGCATCGCTTTGATGAGCTTGAAGCAGATCTTCCACCAAATGGAGATGACAGATGACCCTTCGCCCCATCGACGTGTCAGACCAACCGCCAGTCAAGTGCAAGGCTCCGAACACTGAGCCGGAACTGAGGTGGCTGGATGTTGCGGATCTGGTCGTAAACGATCTGTATCAGCGACCCATTGGTGCAAAAGGTTGGGGGGTGATCCGCAAGATTGCCGGTAAGTTTGATTGGTCGAAGTTCACGCCGATCACTGTCGCACCCAGCGGCTCGGAGATCGGTAGCTTTGCAATCATCGATGGGCAGCACCGTGTGCATGCCGCTGCGATGATCGGTGTGCGACGGGTTCCTGCGCTTGTGGCTGACATACCGCCCGCGAGGCAAGCGGCGTGTTTCGCGGCAATCAACTCCGCGCGCACCAATGTGACCGCATTTCACCTTTTCAAAGCGGGCCTTGCGGCTGGTGAAGTTTGGGCAGGCATTGCAAATGCTGCGGTTGATAGCGGTGGGTGTCAGCTGATGACCTATAATAAGTCCAGTAAAAATCGCGAGCCGCGCGAGATCTACGCCATCGGATTGATCCGGGGCTACACCTCGCAGAAGAACGGCGTTTGGGTTGTAACCCGTGCATTGCAGGCGCTGAGTGGATCGACGCGCGCCGAGGATCCGAATTTATACCAATCACGTATTCTAAAGCCTTGGTTGTCAGTCCTTTGGGACGATCAGAAACTCTGTCAGTTGGATATCGAGGCGTTCGTTTCGAAGGTGAACCTGGTCAGTGTTCGGGATCGGATCGGGGTGATGCGCGAGAAACCAGAGTTCGCAAAGTGGTCTGATTACGCCTTGGCTGCCAAGTCGTTCAAAGCCCTTTTGAACAAGGCTGTTGGGGATGGTGAAATCGGTTCCAACCTTCGTCTTGAGGGAAATGGAGAATGATCCAGGTGAGACGTGGCCGAACGGCAAGTTGCCTCGCCGCCCAACAGGTTGTACCTTCACTGCCTGAACGTCCCGCCTCAGTGCTGCGTCAGAAGTCTATATGCTTCCGTTTGCGCAGCGGGGTGTATTTCACCCTTAAGTACTTCGCCAATCCGGTAGGGATTGGTGCCAAGTTTGTAGACGATGTCAGTGTATTCCACCCCTTGTATGTAAAGGATGTGGACTGTAACCGCCTCTGCGAAGGTGAGCGCACGGCGCTTCCTTGCAGGAACGTTCAACACGACCCCCGTCAACGGGTGTCGTTCGTGATGGGGATTTTCCCCAAAAAGATCAGCCATGGGTTTACCTCCGTTGTGGCTGGTGGGACGGCAGGGAAGTTTGTGCTTTGGTCTGTCGTCACTGTGTGGCCGCGCTTCATCAGAGGCGCGGATACCCTCCTCGGGGTGGCGAGTGCGAATCGTCACCCCGAATCCTTCAAGCCTGTTCAGTTTCCTCGGGCATCACAAGCGCTCGGCGAGTTCTGGGTGCTGAGCATAAAATTTCTTGACAGAATAATTTCATTTAAAAGCAAGCCACTCTGCCCTCCGCAGTGGAGGATGGCCGGATGACCAGTGAATACGCCAACCATTGCGGAGGCACTCCAAACCCCGAAGAGATGCGCCAAGGTTCGATACTGGTCGACCTCTGCGTGTTGCTGCAAGCTGTGCGACCTGAAGATATCCGAAAGGTGTCGATGTTGCTGGTCTCCTGGTTGGATGACGTCAGCGCCGGATCGCCTCAGCTAGATCCCTTCGGCGATTTGCGGGGGGACGCCCAGTTTTGGGCAGAGACTGCTCATCCTGCAGAACTTGAATCCTACGTCGCGGCCGGAACCCGGCGTTTAGAACGCACTCAACTCTCTGAGGCGGCTCGGAAAAGGCTCTTTGTCGTTTTCTGGGAGATCATGTCCGATGCGGATCGTCGCAAGTTCCTGCAGCGCGCGGATCCCTCCGGGGCGTTCCAGAAGGTGAACCCGTGAAGGATGGTTTGGATTTGGTGGATTCTGGTGATCCCTTCGATCTTGTCACACCAATTGGTGGATCTGGCGAGATGGATGCCGCTCAGAAGCCTGCAGCGTCTGTTGCTGCGAGTGACCCCTATCGCAAGCAAGCGATATCGGGTGCGCGGGAGATCCTAAGAACTTCCTATCCCGGCGAACGTGGCGTGGTTCGTGCCTATTTGCGGGCCTGCAAAATCGAGTTGGATACGTTGCCAGAGCTTCTCAGGTTTCGACTGGATCACCCTTATGTCAAAAAGACCGGCGGTGAGTATCAGGTGCTGCATCGAGGACCTTGTGTCCTAGCTCCGATTCATGACGAAGGCGGGCAGGTCATCGGTGTGGTGCAGATCTGGGTTGATCTTCAGCCCCCGCATCATCGGGCGAAGATACAGCTCAATGATAAGCTTGTGTCGGCAGAAATTGTCCGTGGGTCCAGTAAAGGCGGGTTTGTCCCTCTCATCACCCCTAAGGGGGCAGACACGCTTGTGATGTCAGCCTCGCTCGAAGCTGCTTTGCTCACTTATATGGATCGGCCAGATGCACTGCAGGATGCTGCGTTCTGGGCAGGTGCTGATCTGAAGAATATGTCGGGCAAGATGTTGCGGCAAAAGGGGATGCGATACTCAGGTCTCCCCGATCTCACTGATACCTCCAGTTTTGTGCCCCCTCATTGGGTAAAGCGCTTGATCTTCCTTCAGGAGGGGAGCGCCGCCGGCACCAGGGAAAAGCTCGAGTGTGGATTGAAGCGCGCAATGCACATCCGACCAGGGCTGAAAGCGTCGATCGTTCGGGTCTCCGGCACAGTTGGTGGTGCGGGTAGATCATGACGATTGAGTTCCTTTGCGCCTCTGATGCGGCAGTTGCAGACTACGCAAGCGAGACTGCAGAAGAGTTCTACTCCGCGCGCCGGCCGGATCTGAAGGCACAGGATTTTGCGGCGATCTCAACTTGGTTGGCGTGGAAATCTGGCCAGTCTGGGCAGTTGGCGAAAAAGGCGGGCCTCGAAGGCGACACTGAGCTGTCTGCCGAGCTGAAAGAGTGGCGGAACGTCCTCTTTCAAGCGGCGCTTCTCACGCGTGAATTCAGCAAATCAAAAGAGCTTTAACGAGCCAAACGACGAAAGGAGTGTGGGCATGACGCAGGACGATAGTCCGCTTAGGGCGGATTTCGAAAACGAAGAAGTCGTCGCACCGATGGATGACACGGCACAACCCCAGGAGCCTAGAGGAACGGCATCGAGGGCCAGTGCGGTAAAACGCTCATCGGGGCGGGGCGATAAGCGGGGAGGTGGCAAACCGTCCTCGATCTTGCCTGAGGGATTTCCAGTGCAACCGCTCGGCATGTCGGCTGGGAAGTACTATTTCCTCAATGCGCGGGGTGAGCGTATCGATTTGACAGCCGGCGCGTTAAGCCAGCGCGCTAATCTGGTGTCTCTGTTGGCAGGCAGCACAATGCCAAAGCGGCACCTGAAAGATCTCGCGCCGCCGGATTCGCGCAAGGATACGGATTTTAACCCTGCGAATGCAGCTGACAAGCTCATGCAGGCCTGTGCCGAGATGCCACTTTATGATCCTTCAAAGCCAGTTCGGCATTTCGGGACTTGGCGTGGCGGATCGGTCCACCCGGTTGTCCACCTAGGCGAAACTGTCGAGACCTCACCGGAAGAAGATGTCGTCGGCCGCATGATCGGCAGTGACCTCTACCCCGCGGTGCCGACGCTGGGCCTCCCGGATAGGGCCGCTGCCACCGCAGAAGATATGAATATCATCCGGCTGGCGCTCCGCGATGGCTGGAACTGGGTTTCTCCAGATGCAGTGGATATCGTGATCGGGTGGATTGGCCAGGCCGCACTGGGCCAGTATCCCCGCTGGCGCAGCCATATGTGGATTCGCGGGCGCTCCGGCGCGGGTAAGACTACTTTGCTCGAAGTCATATCCTCTTTGCTCGGTGGTATGTCTACCGGCGTGAAGAGCAGTGGCTCATCGGCCTCGATCAGGCAGACCACAAACCGGATGGCAATTGCACGGATCTTCGATGAGGCAGAGGGTACCGGGACCGGCGACATCGAGGATGTGATCGCTCTCTTTCGTCTGATGTCGGATGCCCATGGTGCGCGAGTGGAACGTGGCACGTCCGACCATACTGGGATCCGGTTTGAGATCTACGGTGCCGGCCTGCTGGGCTCGATCATTCCGGGCTCGATGACGCCACAGGATCGATCCCGTTTTGTTGTTCTTCCTTTGAAGGTTAGAGAAAAGTCTTCCGATCCGGCGCGCGATGCCGTCGAGCTCGACAAGTTGGAACGAAAGGCAAAGGAGCTTGGGCCCCGAGTTTGGCGGCGCATGCTGAACCTGGCGTCCCAGCGCTGGGATAGCACGTTCCGGGTCTACAACAGCCTGGTGCAAAGTCTCGGCGCTCAGGCACGTGCAGGAGACACAGTGGGTGCATTGCTTGCCGGTTGGGACCTGATGCTGTTCGAGAGGCCGCTGGTTGATCCGACGACCAAGGAGGCGGATCCGGAGCGAATGGAGCGCGCCCTGCAAATCGCCTTGCCGCTGGTGGAGGAGACGCGCGAAGCCGAAGAGGAGGGCGAAGGTGAGCGCCTGCTGACCTGGATCTTCGGAGCGATGATCCACAAGGATCACGGTGGCATGGTCTCTGTCAGCGAACTGATACAGACCATTCAGGACTATCAGGACATCAAGTCCGGGGAGTACCAGAACAAACTGCTGGGGCGCCTCGGTCTCAGGGTCATGCCGGGCGAGCGTGGGCAGCGCGACCTCCTCGTTGCGAATGGTGAAAATCCGCAGCTGAACAAGGCGCTTGCGAATACCCGGTGGCGTGGTGGTGGGCACCGCGCAGCGCTTGATACGATGCCTGAAGTTGCGCCTACGCCCAAGCCCGTCAGAGTGGATGGCAGGAGCAAGAGGGGCCTCGTGGTGCCCGCGCGCTTTCTCCCCGGTTACATCAAGGATACCGCCTCAAAAGAGGGGGGAAATCCCAGTTGACCCGTTGGAGGCGCGTTACGCTTGCTCCCAAACGTAACGCAAACGTAACGCCTTAAGTAACGGAGGTAATGCGATGAAAAGATTGCGGAATACTTGAAGAAAGTCTGTGAAGTTACGGTGTTACGCGGCAGGGAGAGCTTCCTTGACGGGCAGGCGCGTGAACGGTGCGCACAAAATCACCGTAACGCCGTTACTTAGATCTATCTGATTGGAAAAAGATATTAATAAACAAGGTCTTGGGTGAGTTACGGAGGCCGTTACGGTGGCGTTACACTCAAATCAAAACGTAACGGGCGAAGAAGGGCAGTGGAAATGATGATGAGGGTGAACATGACAGGTAGTTCGGCAATAGCAGACAGCGTGCTATGCAATCCTGGTCCGGTGCGGTGGCATGCGTTGTTCGTATCAGCTCAGAAGGAAGAGCAGGCCGAAGCGTGGCTGGCACGAAGGGGTGTCTATGGGTTCCACCCTGTGACCACCAGGAAGACCAGGCGGGCAGGGAAGGCCCGGCAGTACCATCGGCGCTATCTGCCGGGCTACGTGTTTGCCCGTTTCCCAGGTGAAGCGATTGTACATGCGGTCACAGCCTGTCCGTTTGTCCATGGCGCACTTAGCAGGACGGACGGATCTTGGGGTGTGATCCTCCCGAAAGACCTGCGCTCTCTTCATGCGATGCGCAAGCTAGACGAAGAGGCTGACCGGTCACGCAGGAGTGCGGAGCGTAAGCGGCGCAGAGACGCGGTTGTGAAGCGGGGTGATGCTGCATTGTTCAGTTCAGGTGCTTTTGCGGGTCATCGCTGTGAGGTGGTCGAGCTGCTTGCTAACGGAGGTGCACGCGTCAATTTCAGTCTCTTTGGCCGCGAGGTGCTAACGACCACCGATACTGCTGATCTAGTTACGATCCACCGCAACGGTTGACTCCGCAATTTCATCGGAACTAACGTCCACACCCATAGCCTTATTCCGGCAGGTCCCCGCGCGATACGCGGCAGCGCCTCGGATGCTGGGCGGCGGGCTCTGGTTTAAAACGCTCAGAGTGACCCGCCTTCAATGTGCCCGGAGCGAGCGTAGCTGCCGGGCCTTTCTCATCCCTAAGTGAGTTCACCATGCCGAAGCTGAAGAAGCTGGAGCCCAAGCTCCGGGGATTGGAAACTCGTGTCGCGGTCCTCAAGACCGATCACGACACAGCGCGTCGGCAGCAACACGCATGGCGCCGATGGTATCACACAGCGCGATGGCGCAAGCTTCGGATGCAATGTCTAGAGCGCGATTTGTTCACCTGCCAAATGTGCGGTGACTGTGAGGCCGATACCTCGAAGCTCATTGCGGACCATATCCGGCGTCACGGTGGTGATCCCAAGCTGTTCTGGGATCCTGATAACCTGCAGTGCCTGTGCAAGCACTGCCACGACAATGACAAGCAGCGTGCCGAGGCCGCCGAACGGATGGCCGGGCGCATAGGGGGGGTCTAATCCCTCCGGTGGGCCCAGCCCGCCAACCGGCGCATCAATCATGTGGAGATTTTTTTTGGCTGAGCAGGAAAATCCAGACGGCCTTGACCTGTTTGGGAACCCCGTCTTCACCACCAAGGGAAAGAGAGGGCGCCCCAAGTTTCAGTGGACTGAGGAAAATTCTAGAAAAGTCAGTATGTTACTAGGTTTGGGTTGGTCGAATAGCCGTATTGCCTCCTGTGTTGTTGATCCCCGCACGGGCAATGCGATCTCTGAGCCGACGCTGAAACGGTATTTTAGATCCGAGCTCAGCGAACGGAACCGGATGCGGGATCGACTGGATGCGCGCCGGTTCGAGAGAACTTGGGACGCGGCAGAGGGTGGCAACATTGGTGCGGAGCGGCTTCTGATGCAGATGATCGATAAAAACGATCTGATGGGCGCGGGCCGCCGTCTGGACGATGCCCAGTCCGGAAAGGACGCGGACAAGTCCGGGAAAGAGCAAAAGCTCGGTAAGAAGGAGGCTGCGCAACAGGCCGCGCACGAAAGTGCCCAAGACAGCGAATGGGGTGCGGATCTCGATCTGCCCGGCTTCCGTCCGAACTGAGGCTTGATCGGTGCTTGATTTCATCGGAGATCCCGCCGAGCGGGCGGCCTGGTCGACAGCAGTTCCCGACTGGGAGCAGCGGATCGTCAATCGCCAATCGTTGATTCCTGACCTGCCTCTCTGGGATGAACCCGCGGAGCGGGCGCTCAGGATCTTCAAGCGCCTTCGGGTGCCCGACCTTATCGGGACCCCGACCTACGGCGAGGTCAGCGATCAGTGGGTCTTCGACCTCGTGCGCGCAATTTTCGGGAGCTATGACCCGGTCAAGAAGCGGCGGATGCTGCGGGAGTTCTTCCTGCTCATTCCGAAGAAGAACGGCAAGTCGGCAATCGCGGCCGCGATCATCCTGACGGCCTGCCTGATGAATGAACGGCCAGAAGCCGAACTGTTACTCATCGCGCCGACGATGACGATCGCGAAAATCTCCTTCAAGCAGATCAAGGGGATCATTCGTGCGGATCCGGAACTGGATAAGAGGTTTCACATCCAGGATCACGCGCGCACGATCACGCATCGTGTCAGCAAGGCGGAGATCGCCGTCAAGGCAGCTGATGGCGATGTCATCACCGGTGGTAAGGCCACCTACACGATGATTGATGAGACTCACGAGTTCTCGCGTAAGAGCAAGGCGGACGGCGTGTTCCTCGAACTGAGGGGCGCACTTGCCTCGCGGCCGGAGGGGTTCGTGATGCAGATCACGACCCAGTCCAAGGAACAACCGGCGGGCGTATTCAAGGCGGAGCTCGAAACTGCCCGAGCGGTGAGGGACGGGCGGTTGCAATCGCCCATGCTGGCGGTTCTCTACGAACTGCCCAGAAAGATGGCCAAGAATTGGCAGAAGCCGGAAACCTGGGCGCTGGTCAACCCTCATCTGGGCCGCTCGGTGGATCCGGGGTTCTTGCAGGATGAACTTGTCAAGGCGCGAGAGAAGGGTCCGAAGGCGCTTCAGTTGCTGGCGTCGCAACACTTCAATGTCGAGATTGGCGTTGGTTTGGGGGGCGGTTGGACTGGCGCGCTCTACTGGAAGAAAGCCGGTCCGCGGGTTTTCGATCTTGAGGAGCTGATAGAGCGCTGTGAGGTGGCGGTTGTTGGCCTTGATGGGGGAGGTCTGGATGATCTCTTTGGGCTTTCGGTTGTTGGTCGGGAAGCTGAGACCAAGAATTGGCTAATGTGGTTCCATGCCTGGGCGCATCCAGAGGTTCTGCGGGCCCGAAAGGAAATCGCACCGCGGTTGCTTGATTTTGCCAAGGTCGGCGATCTCACGCTGCTCGATGAGGATCAGCCGACTGGCGACATTCAGGGCGCGGCCGAAATCGTTGGGCGGTTGCTTGAGGCGGGGCTGCTGCCAGAAGAAGCCGCAATTGGCGTGGATACCGCTCAGGTCTATGCGATCCTCGAAGAGCTGCTATCCATTGGGGTTGACGAAGACCAGCTTCGCTACATCGGACAGGATTGGCGTCTATCCCCTGCGATCTGGGGGATGGAGCGCAAACTTAAAGATGGAACGCTCCTGCATGCTGGGCAGCCGATGATGGAGTGGGTCCTCGGAAACGGCAAGGTCGAACAGCGCGGATCTGCTGTGCGTATGACCAAGGAAGCCGCCGGCCGCGCCAAGATCGATCCGCTGATCGCCGGCATGAATGCCTTCACCTTGATGAGCCGAAACCCGGTTGCTGCCGGCGCAAAGGCCTTTGTCTACAACGGGATGTGAATATGGGATTGCTGGATTTCCTCCGGCCTGCGGCGGCGCAGGCCGCTCCTGCTGCGCGCGCGGAACCTCCGGTTTCTGCCTCAGCAGAAACCAATGTTTCGAGCGAGAGCCAGTGGAATGGCTTCGTCGTGGCGGGCGGACAGTCGAAATCGGGTGTCAGGGTCAATGAAAAATCAGCGTTGACGATCCCGGCGACGTTGCAGGCGCTGCGGATCCTGACGGGTGTTTTTGCGATGACACCGCTGCACTTCTATCAGAAGTCGGATCGGGGCCGGTTGTCTGCGGAGGGAAATCCCGCTGCTGTATTGTTCCGGTTGGGGCCAAACAGCCATCAGACGGCTTTTGCGTTCTTCGAGCTGCTCCTCGCGGACATTCTGTTGGCGGGCAACTTCTACGGCTACATCAGCCGCGACCAGCGAGGAGAGGTGAAGGCGGTCACCAGGTTGAAGCCCGGTCACTGTCAGCCGGTCGAGTATTTCGATCGCGCAGAAGGCACGATCCTGTTCTTCGATGCAACTCTCCCAGATGGGAGCCATGAGCGTTTTCCGGCGCGGGACATCTTCCACGTCGGAGGGTTCTCGCGTGACGGAATTCAGGGATTGAATCCGGTCCAATATGCCCGCGATGCGCTCGGCGGAGCTATCGCTACCTCCGATCATGCGTCCCGGTTCTGGAACAAGGGTGGCCGGCCTTCGACGGTTTTGACCAGCGCGAACAAGATCGGACCGGAGGACAAGGGTCGGATCCGGAAAGACTGGACGCAGATGTATTCGGGTCCTGACGCCGATATGGTCGCAGTTCTCGACCAGGACCTCAAAGCAGAGTTCCTGACGCATGATCTGAAGTCGAACCAGTTTATTGAGACCCGCCAGTTCCAGGTTGTCGACCTAGCCCGTATCTGGGGCGTCCCTCCGCATCTGATCTTCGATCTCTCCCGCGCCACGTTTGGCAACATCGAACAGCAGAGCCTCGAGTTCGTGATCTATCACCTCGGCCCTCACTACACGCGTGTCGCGCAGGCCGCGACCAAGGCCTTCGCGCGGGCGGGCTTCTATTTCGAACATGTCACGGATGCGTTGGTCAAAGGCGACTTGAAAAGCCGGATGGAGGCCTACTGGCTGCAACGTCAGATGGGCATGGCAAATGGCAACGAACTGCGCAGCTACGAGAATCTCCCGAACATCAAAGGCGCTGCGGGCACGGATTACTGGATGCCAGCGAACATGCAGGTTGCAGGCAAAGAACATGCGCAAGACAGCGCTGGCCAAAGCGGAGACCAGACATGAAACAGGAACTTACGGCATTGGTTGCGGCCATTCGGGCGCAGCCCTGGGCGATCATGCCAGACTATCTCAATGCGATTGAAGCGATTGCGCTGCGTGCTCTCGATGAGGATGTGCTTCGTCGAGTTGCGCAAGACGGGCATGTTCCACGTCTAGAGGCGAATTTGTCAGCCGTCGCTGCGGTCGGGACGCGTCTCGAGGGAACCGGCATGAGCACGATCCGGGATGGAACCGCTGTCGTTCCCATGTTCGGACCGATCTTTCCGAGGGCTTCGATGGTGAACGCTTCAACCGATGGAACCTCGCTCGATGCATACATGCGGGACATTCGCGTGGCACAGGCATCGACCGATGTGACCCGGATTGTGACCCTTGTTGATAGTCCTGGCGGTGTTGTGTCCGGACTGGGTGAGGCCGCGGAAACACTGCGTGCTTCTGCCAAGCCGATCACCGCCTTTGTCACTGGCAACTGCGCGTCGGCAGCCTACTGGCTGTGCAGCCAGGTCAGGGAAATCGTGTTGGACCGCTCAGCCGCGGTCGGGTCCATCGGCGTGGTGGCGTCGATGTCGCGTCAGGAGGTCGCGGATGTAAACGGGCGGCGCTCTTATGAAATTGTGAGCAGCAACGCTCCTGACAAGCGCCCTGATCCATCGACCGAAGAGGGGCGCGCATCAATCCAAACAGAAATCGACGCGGTTGAAACCCTGTTCATCGAGGACGTGGCGAACGGTCGTGGCGTCTCTGTCGATCATGTTCGCGCCGAGTTTGGTCGTGGGGCTTTGGTGTCCGCCAAGCGCGCCATCGCCGCTGGCATGGCCGATCGCGTCGGTACGCTCGAGGGCGTCTTGACTGAAGAATCCGGGCGCACCCGGAAAACTGGGGCAGGTCGCAGTGCGCGCGCGACCGCTGAAATCGAAGCGCGGCGGCGAGCCGCAATGAGGAATTGACCATGGATAGGATCCTGGAACTGCGAGCCCGCCGTGCGGGTCTCATCGATGATATGGACGCTTTGGTGGCGTCGATCGGAGATGATGATGACTGGACCGATGAGCAGTCGGCCCAATTCGAGTCCCTGAAGGCCGAAGATGACAAAGTGACAGCTGAACTGGCACGGTTGGAAGACATCGAGCGTCGGCGCGCACAGGCGGCACAACCGCCTGCACCGCTGCCGGGTTCGGGGGGCACACAGGCCAGCGGCGCTCCTACTGCGCCGGCTACGCCGAAAGAGCCTGGTCTCCAATTCGCACGCATCGTGCGCACCATCGCGGCAGCCGGAGGCAATCATTTCGTGGCTCAGCAAATCGCTGAGGCAAATGGGGACACCGGTCTGTTTGCAAACCAAAACATGACCAATGGTGCTGCCGGTGGTTTCCTGGTCCCGGAAGATGTGTCTGGTGAGGTGATCGAGCTGCTGCGTCCGCTGAGCGTGGTTACCGCCATGGGGCCGCGCATCGTTCCGATGCCCAATGGCAACATGACCACCAACCGCCGTGCGACCGGTGCGAATTTTGCCTATGGCGGCGAGCAGCAGGATGCGCCCGCCACCGGATACACCTATGGTCAGGTGAAACTTTCGGCGAAAAAGCTGAGCGGGATCATCCCGATTTCCAACGATCTGCTGCGCACCGCTTCCACCGCCGTTGATCGGATGGTGCGCGACGATGCGCTGGCAGACGCCGCGCAGATCCAAGATCGCCATTTCTTGCGCGGTGCGGGCACGGATTATGCGCCGAAGGGACTACGGTACCAGAGCACGGGGACGCCCTTCGCCGCGACCCACGTGCTGTCCATGACGGCTGCCCCGACTCTGCAGAAGGTGGACAACGACCTGGGGCGGATGGAACTGGCGCTTGCAAACAGCAATCTGGTGGTCACCGGCGCGCATTGGATCATGTCGCCACGCACTGCCATGTTCCTGACCAACCTGCGGGATGGTAACGGCAACAAGGTCTATCCCGAAATGGCCAATGGCCAGCTGCGCATGAAGCCGGTGCAGATCACCACAGAGATTCCGGACAACCTCGGCGTCGGCGGCGACGAATCTGAAATTATGCTTGCGCACCCCGGTCACATCCTCGTCGGTGAGCACATGGGGATCGAGGTCGCGATGTCGACTGAAGCGGCCTACAAGGATTCCGCTGGCAATATGCAAGCAGCCTTCTCGCGCGACGAAACCCTGATGCGGATGATTATGCAGCATGACATCGGCCTGCGTCATCTGGCGGCGGTGGCGATTCTGACCGGTGTGACCTGGGCACCCGGCACCTGATCTTGAGCCGACGGGCTCGATAGGGCCCGTCATTTCCTTTCGGTCAGACTGAGGAGATATGTCATGACCACACAATTGCGAAACATCGGCGCGCTGATTTCAGTTCTGCGCGCCTCCGCCAATGTCGCTGCGACGGCCGGCGGGTCGGGCGATGGCACGGAAGTGGTTGGCGCCATCATCGATCGCGGTGAGATCGGTTTCCCGCAGAGCTGCGTGCTCGCCATCCCGTTCTCGGCGACCCTCGCGGAGGGAGAAACGCTGTCGATTGCCTGCGATATCGAGTCTAGCAATGACTCGAACCTCAGCGGCGCGACAGCCGTCAAGACGGCCGTGAGCGCTGTTGTTGGTACGGGCCCCTCCGGTGGCGGAGCTGTCACGGGCACCCTCGAGCTCGATGCAGCTATCATGGGGGCGGGCCGGTACGTCCGCGCGAACTTCACTCCCGAGCTGAGTGCGGCCAATACCGACACGGCCGCGTTGTCATCTGTCCTCGTATTCGGCGGCGCGGACCGCTTGCCGGCATGAAATCCGTCGAGTTCCTGAAGTCCTATCGCATGTATCAACCAGGTGAAATCGCCGGGTTCGATGATGTTTTGGCGGACAAGTTGATCGAGGGTGGTTTTGCTGTTCTTCCCGGCACCAAAGGTGCCTTGAAGATGGCAACCGCCGATGTGCTGGTGAACCCGGTGGATCTCGACGATGACGTCGTCGATGTTCCATCGGACACGAAGGATGGCAATGAGCCCAGCATCGATACGAGCACGGTGGTGATTGAACCCGGAGGCGGCTGTCAATCGTCTCCCGCAGCCTCTGAAACCGTCACCGAAGATCCAGGCGCAACGGATACTGACAAAGTGTCAGGGTCGGATGGCATGGCACCAGACGCCGCTGCTGGGACAGCGGAGGGATCGGTCAAACCCAGAAAATCCGCGTCGGGGTCAACCTCGGATAGCACCAAGAAACCCACTGCGAAAAAGGCCTGACCAATGCGTCTGACCCTTACCACGCCAGCGGCTGATCTTCCGGTATCGCTCGAAGAGGCAAAAAGGCACTGCCGTGTCGAGGCGGATGACACCGAAGATGATCCACTGATCGAGGGTCTTATTGCGGGGGCAGTGGATTACCTCGATGGCCCGTCCGGCATACTTGGGCGGGCCATCGTCACGCAGACTTGGCTTCTGGAGCTGCCGAGCTTTCCTGTTGCGCTTGATCTTCCACTGGAGCCGGTCCGTTCGATCGCCATCACCTATCTGGATGCTTCCGGGGTGGAGCAGACTTTGCCGGATGGGGCCTATGAGCTGAACGCGCAACCCTCGCAACGGACGCAGTTGGCTTTTGTCAGCGGCACGGCTCTACCGGTGCTACAAAACACGAGCTGGCCTGTTCGGATCTCAATTGTCGCCGGGTTCGGCGATGCTAGCGCGTGTCCATCGGGCCTGAAAACCGCCATCAAGATGATGGTTGGTCTATGGTACGAGCATCGCGAAGCTATCATTCCGACTGATCTTGTCAGTGGTTGGCCAGCCCCGATCGGAGCACTTTTGGCGCGTTGGCGCGTTTCTCTGTGAGAGATTGAGTTCATGAAGAACAGAACAATCGCGGGTCGGTTAAAAGAGCATGTTGCCTTCGACGCGCCAGTAGAAAATCCAGATGGTGCTGGCGGTGTCGAGATCGGGTGGGGCGAATTTCGTACTTGCCGTGCAGAGTTCATCTATTCACGCGGCAGTGAAGCTGTCGAGGCGTCCCGCCTGCAGGGACGCTCTGTATATAAGGTCAAAATTCGTGATCTGGGAACCGCATCCCAAATTAACCAGTCTAGCCGGATGCGGACAGTGCGACGTGGTTCTCCGAACGGCGAGGGTCCTTCCGATCCACTACCCGGCGAGCGCTACAACGTAAGAGAGATTGACCGGATCACAACGCCGGGTTGGGTCTATCTGGTTGTAGAAAGCGGGGTGGCCAGCTGATGGCGTCAGTTTCTAGCGAATTGCAGATTGCGATTTATGATGCACTGCGAGCGGACGCGGATGTGTCATCCATCGTGGATGACCGTATCTATGACGGGGTGCCTTCGGATCGGAAGTTCCCGTATGTTTCTTTTGGCCCGAGCGACACAGTGAATGACCACCTAGAGGGTGTCGACGCCACGACCGAAACCATGCAACTGGACGTGTGGTCGCGTGATCAAGGGCGTCTACGCCCCTGTAAGGATCTGTGCGACGCTGTCCGTGTCGCACTGGATTTGGCGGAACTTGACTTAGTGGTGAACGCTGCTGTCGTCGTCCGTGTCCAAGGCGTTCGCGTTTTTCTTGACGCAGACGGTATGACGGCGCACGGGGTGGTCACCGTCGAGGCAGATCTCGAGACGATCGATGGTTGACGGGCTCGATAAGTTCAAAAGGCGTTGGCAAGCGATCCCCAAGAACGCGCGTAAAAACGTGCGCGCGGTAATGGAAGATCAGGCCAATGACATTGTAGAGGAAATGTGGGCGCGCGCGCCTATGGGTGAAACCCTCAAACTGGGGGCGTCGATCGGTTGGACCTGGGGCGATGCGCCCGCAGGGTCCATGGTGATTGGCACAGTCGGCGGGACGGAATATGCTTCCATTCGGATCACCATTTACGCCGGTGGCGGAGACGCCTTCTATGCTCGGTTTCAAGAGTTCGGGACGTTGAATATGCCCGCAAACCCGTTCTTCTTTCCGGTGTGGCGGGCGCGAAGGCGCCGCGTGACGACGGCGATTTCGCGCGCAATCTCAAAGGCTATTCGGGAGAGTTAACCGGGCACGCAGAGGCGTAGAGCGTATCCGACGATGCATTCACTCCATCTAGTCCGTCGATAAGAAGTGTCAGGGATTCCACCACTTCTTGGGCCATCTTCATGCGTGCCGGTGGCTGTTTTTGCAGTTCCAATGCTGTTCGTAACTCGCTGAGCTTGGTGTTCACAGTCGTAAGATTGAAGCGATCAAGGCCCCAAGCTAGGCAACTGATCTTGTGCATCTCCGCACTGTCACTCGCTGCAGGGGCACTGGGTGATGCGAAGGCCAATGCAATACAGGCAATTACTAACCTCATAGGGAAATCCTCTCATGAAAATCAAAATACTGACTGATGCGGATCATCGCATCAGCTCTGCTCGCTCGCAACGCTTTCGGGCGGGTAGCGAAATCAACCTTCCCAAAGATACAGCCATGAAGCTGATCGAAGAGGGAAAGGCCGTCGAAGTTAAACGGGACACCAAGGGAGACTGATATGGGAAACGGGAACCAAACAACGCGGCTGATTATCCAGCTTGGGGATGGCGGCAGCCCAACTGAGACCTTTGCTTTCACCTGCGGGGCCAACACCTTCGGGATCACGCTCACCAACAATCTCGGCGAGAATGTCGTGCTCGACTGTGACGACCCGCTTGATGTGCCAGCTGCCATCGTGCGCCACCTTGAGAGCCAGGACACCAGTGCCACCATCAGTGGCATGGTAACCACTGAGGCGTGGCCAACGTGGCGCGCGTGGTCGGATAGCGGCAGCGAGAAAAACATCAAGATGCTTCTCGATGAGCCCGCCGCCAACAATGGCGGTCACTGGATTTTGCCGGCCTTTCTCGGGCAGCTTGAGATCGGCAAGGAAAGCTCCGGCAAGGTAACTTTCACCGCGACCATCAGCGGCGCGGGTCAGCGCACCTGGACTGCGGCCACCTGATGGAAGGCCTGGTACGGGAGTGGGCCGGTAAGGAGCGACATTTTCAGCTTCTTACCGGCAGCGTGATGGATCTCGAAGAGGCCACAGGGGATCGTATCGGGGCAATCTTCATCCGCGTGACCACTGGCAACTTCGGAGTGAAGGATGTGTATCACACGATCCGTCTTGCTCTGATCGGTGGCGGTGAGGCCGTGGCAAAATCGAAGATCCTCCTGCAGGATCATTTCGACACCCGGCCTTACCTTGAGAATGCGCAGCTGGCTGGTGACATCCTTTGTGCGTTGATGACTGGTGTTGAAGATTTCGACGGCGATGAGAGCGACGGTGACGATGAGCCCTATAAGTTCTCGGAGGTCGCGCAGATCTGCACCGTCTTCAATATGTCCCCACTGGATCTGCGCCAGATGCGCTATGCGGACTTCATCAACATGGTGCGCGGCTTCAATGCCGGGTCCGAGAAGAAGGCTCCTCACCTGACTGAGGAAGAGTTTGAGGACATCCTCAAGCGTTATGAACCGGAGGCTGTTTCCTGATGGCAAAGTCCGTTGAAGATACTCTTCTCGTCCGTATGGAGGCGAGTCTGCGCAAGTTTGAGCGGCAGATGGAGCGCGGTCAGAAAATCGCCGAGAAATCCGCGAACGGATCAGAGCGGGCTTGGGATAAGGCGGGCAAGATGATTGCCGCAAACTCCAATCAGGCGGCGAGGGGCATGGCGCGTTTGACGCAGGTGTCAGGGCGCGGTCGTTTTGTCATTCAGAACACCGCGAACCAGATTGGCGATATGGCAGTCCAGATCCAGGGCGGAACCAGTGCGGCGCGCGCAATGGGTCAGCAGATCCCGCAGCTGCTGGGCGGATTTGGTGTGCTCGGTGGGGCGCTTGGCACTGTCGCCCCGCTTCTTGGCACCGTGGCAGCACTGGGTCTCCCTGTCGCGGCAGCGCTCTTGGCGGTAGGCGAAAAAGCTGAGACGGTCGATGAGAAGTTGAGCAAACTGGAAAAGACCATTGCGGCGCTGCGTTCTGCTCAGGAGCTCTCCGCTATCTCTGCCGGTGATCTGGTTGCGCAATATGGCGGTCTGGCAGATGAGGCAGAGCAGATATTCGAGATCAATCGCAAGATTGCCGAGATCAATGCTAAGGGCGCGCTGGATTCGCTGACGCGCGGGGTGGCGGATGAGTTGGGTGTTGAAGGGGTCTTTGGCTTTACGCCGGATGATCTTCGTGAGCTTGATACGGCGATCGCCGCAACCGCTCAAAAGATTATCGACCTAAACAGCATCCCAGCTTCAACACTTGGTGACACGGCCCTTGCAGCGCGCACGAGTAACATCGAGGCTCTGAGCGACCAGCTCAAGGGTCTTCGAGACGTTAGGAAGAACATCGATGAGATAACCGAAGCCTTCGGGATTACAGATGAGGCTGCGCGGGAAGTGCTGGCCCGGTTTGCTGAAATCGCCAAGGCGGAGGGTGCGCGCGCTCAGGCTGAGGCCATGAGTTCGCTCGCCAAGTTCATTCACGAGGCATCTGGTAATCTTGTTGATGCTTCGGATGAAGGAAAGGAGCTGTACGAACAGCTATTGTCCGGCACCAAGCAGGCGCTCACACTAGCCAAGGTTAAAATTGCTAGCGGGATTGCCGATGGTGCGGATGAGGCTCAGCGACTGAAGGAAGAGCTGGCGGCGGCGCTTGAATTGCAAAACCGTATCAACAACCAGCAAAGTAAGGTCTATAGTGGGCGTGGTGGCGATCCTCGGCAGTTTGAGGACAAAGGGCGTGGCACCAACCTCAACGATCCATCCATTCAGGACATCATCGACCGAGCCAACCGCAAGGCACGGCGTGGGCGCGGTAGTGCCGATAAGGGCCAGCGCGAGGCGAAACAGCTCTTTGAAGCCACCCGCACAGAGGCTGAGAGATACGCGCTAGAGCTTGAGCGTATTGAAGAACTGCATAAGCGCTTCCCGCAGGTCGTGACACGCGAGGTCAAAGATCGTGCTGTGTCTGCGCTCAATGAGAGCATGACACTCGCCGGTCGCATGACTCAGAAGTTGGAGAAAGGCTTCGCCGCTGCGTTTACATCCTTCGTAACCGGAGCGGGTAGCGCAAGTGACGCCATCCGCGCGCTGGCTGCTGACATGGCGGCACTGGCGGCGCAGGAAGTCTTCAAGATGTTTATCGATCAGGTGTTTCCGAGCCTGTCGCGTGGCATATCTGGCGGTGGCGCTCCTGTGGTGCCAAGCGCAAACGGCAATGTCTTCGACCGTGGGCGCGTGACGCCATTTGCTAATGGCGGCGTTGTGTCTTCGCCAACATACTTCCCGATGGCTGGGCGCAATACCGGTCTGATGGGAGAGGCCGGGCCTGAGGCGATCATGCCGCTGGCCCGCGTCAACGGGAAGCTCGGCGTCCGGTCATCTGGCGGTGGCGGTGAGGCGGAGGTTGGCGTTTATGTGAACGTCCATAACTACGGATCTTCCGGCGTGTCGACCGAAAAGGGTCCCGATGGGCGCCTTGATATTGTCATCCGCGATCAGATGCGGGGCGCGATTGCCAATGGTCAAGTGGATCAGGCGATGCGCCAGCGCTTCAATATCCGGCCAAAAGCCCAGGGGGTCTAATCGTGCCTCAGTTTCCAGCGGTCATGCCATGCCCGAACCTGCAAGGGCTGGAAGAAAGCCCCGCGCGTCAGGCGATCCTTGAGACAAGTATGTCCGAGGGACCGGCCAAGCGCCGCCCTCGCACCACTGCCGTCATCGAGCCGTTCAGGATGGACTTCGCGCCCGTGACGCCCGTTGCACGTTTGGCGTTTCTGGCGTTCTTCCGGACGGAGCTGAAATACGGGACACTTGAGTTCGAGATGGAGCACCCGTTTGAAGGCACTATGCGCAGCTGGCGCTTCTCGGCGCGTGGCCCTTACAGCATCAGCCAGATTGGCCTGAAGGCCTTTTCGATCTCAACCAACCTGGAACTTATGCCATGAGGTCGACACTGAGCGAGAACATGCGCCGCGCGATGCATGCGCAGGACACCGGCGCGGTGATCTTGCCTCTGATCACCATGACGCAGGACGGTTGGGCTGATGAAATCCGCCTGGTGCCCAACAATGAGCCGATCACTCGGTTGGGCAAGGTCTATGATCCTCTCGCGTTCACGGTTTCTCTTCCGGACGAAGAGGCCGAAGGCACACCTGTGATCAATTGGACGGCCGACAACGTCGATCGTCGGATGGTCGAGGCGCTGCGCACTGTGCGAGGCGTTGTGAAGGCCACGATTGTATGGGTGCTGGCTGAGACACCAGACATCGATGAGCTCTTGCCCCTAGAGGTCGAGATGCGCGCCGCTGAATACAATGCCTTCACGATTAGCGGTACCATGGGGGTAGAGCCGATCCTGAGTAAACAGTTCGGCCATCTCATGTTCAATCCAGCGAATACACCAGGCATTTTCTAATGTGGTCAGATGATTGGGTTGGCCTCGCCTACCGTGAACTCGGTCGGGGTCCGGAGGCGTATGATTGCCTTGGTCTCTTCCTGGCACTTCAGCGCGAGCGACATGGCCGCACGCTATTTGACCCCCTTTGCACAATGACGGCGGCAGCACGGATGAGACTTGCAGATCAGATGCGCCATGAGTGGCGTCAGGTCGACGTTGCATCCGAGGGTGCGGCGCTGGTGTTTCGGGTACGCGGCATGGAGCTTCATGTGGGCTATGCGCTGAATGAGCGGCAGATGATCCACGCCTGTGGAGATGTAGGTGAGAGCGTGATCGAGGATTTCATAACCGGCAATATGTCCCGCCGGCTTGAGGGTATCTACGTCTATGCAAACTAAGGACTTCGAGGTCACATCTTACCGACACCCTCTGCGCGGTGAACCCTACTGTCGCAACGTGCCGGAAGGGGCGACCATCGCCGATTTGGTTCAGCAGTCGGATATCGACAAACGCATGCTGTTGACGACGCGCGTGGTGATCAGCAAGGGGCTGCACCACACGGTTGTTCCAGTCGATCAATGGCACCGGGTGCGCCCGCGTGAGGGCAGTCATGTCCTGATCGGTCCCACCATTCACGGGCCAATTGCTGGCGCGATCCTGACGGCGATCATACCGTCTGCAGCGAGTTATGTGGCGAGTGCTGCCTTTTCAGCCGGGTTGATCTCCGGCGTTGGTACCTTCGCTTACACCGCGGTCACAGCAGCTGTCACGATTGTTGGATCACTGCTAGTCAATGCCCTGATCCCACCGCCCAGCCAACCCGGCGGGATCCAACAAGATGACCCGAATTATTCCATCACCGGTTCCAGCAATGCCGAGGTGAAATACGGCGTTTATCCAACTGTCCTGGGCCGTCACAAGATGTTCCCACCCAAGACCGCGAGCGGCCACTCTGAGGGGCAAGGAAAGGAGATATATTACCGAGGTCGTTATACGCTGGGTTATGGGCCGGTTGCGCTGGAATCCCTGAAGATCGGCACCACGCCTATTACCGAATTCGATGGCGTGACGCTTGAGTTCCTGAATGTGGATCAAGCGCTGACGCTTCAGAACATTCCGGAGCTTGCCAATCTAAATATTGAGGGATGGCGGACGGGCTCAGAAGTCATGACGCTCTACCCGGATGATATTGCGGAGGATGCATACTCCGATCGTCTCAATCAAGGCGATGCGATCACCCGGAACACCCGCGCTCGCACCACTGCCGCCGAGGTGGATGTTCTCTACCAGGGGCTAACCTGGTTCGACAAAAAGAACCGAAAGCAAGAGCTCTCCCGCCAGACAGGATTCCGCTTCCGGAAGGTTGGTGACACAGAATTCACCGATGCTGGATCTGAGGAGCATCGAGGGGCCACAACCGCCAATCTGCGCTTCACAAAGCTGATCGAGTTCCCGGAACCCGGAGAGTATGAGATCGAAGTGACCAGGCTGTCAGAGGATAGCAGCGATCTCACTGTGCAGGATGACTCCTATCTGAGCGGCATCCGGTCAATCCGGACCGGCAATCTTCCTAGCCACTCCGATATCGCAGAGATCGCGGTGCGGATCCGCGCGAGTGAGCAGTTGAGTGGCCAGCTTGATGAACTCAGTGGCATCGTGCAGCAGCTCGCGCCGGTCTGGGATGGAACCAGCTGGTCCGCACCCCAACCGGTGCGCCATCCGGCATGGATCTACGCGCGCGCCCTGATGGGACCAATGCTGGAGCATCCGATCGCGGATAGCAGACTACAGCTGCAGGATATCCTCGACTGGGTTGAGCAAGAGCCACACTGGACCTGTGATGCTGTGATCGACCAGTCGGCGACCGTGGCCGAGGTGTTGGACATGATCTGCGCCACAGGCCGGGCGCGCAGAACCCTCCGGGATCTTAAATATTCGATCATCCGAGATGGTGGCGCTGGCCCTGTGGTGCAGCAGTTTAGCCCGCGCAACAGCTATGATTTCCATGGATCGATCTCCTTTCCTAAGGAGATCCATGCGTTCCGGGTACGTTGCCTCTCTGAGAAGCTTGATTGGCAGCAGGATGAGATCACGGTCTATGCGGACGGGTATGACGCCAGCACCGCTACCGAGTTTGAGACGCTGGATCTGCGTGCCGTGGTACTGACCGAAAGTGACGCAACCGGGGGCAACGCCTGGCGGCTCGGTCGTTACCACCTGGCGCAAGCCGTCTTGCGGTATGAGCAATTCAGCTGGAAGAGCGACCTTGATCACCTCCGGGTCAACATGGGTGACAAGGTGCGTTTCATTCATGACGTGCCAATGATCGGCGTCGGCGCCGGCCGCGTGAAATCCTTCACCACTGACTTGGATAACCTGCTCAGCTTCACCCTTGATAACCTGCTAACTCCTGAGGCTGGTGACTACCGTGTCAACTGGCGCACGGATCTTGGCGATGAGGTGACCTTTCGGGCCTCACCGCCTACTTCGCAGGATGGCATCTGGACAGTGCAAGAGGACGTGTCGGCGGCCGGCTTGAAGATGGGAGATCTGTTGTCCATCGAGTTGATGGCGCAAGAAAGCGTCGAGTTGCTTATCACTTCGATCCTGCACGAAGGGGGAGACCTACAGGCCACACTTACAGGTGTGCCGGCCGCGCCGGCGGTGCTTCAGGCCGATTCCGGGACGATCCCGCCCTATGTGCCGACGATCACCAATGTGAAGCCCAACACCTCACTGAAACCCGGTTCACCGCGCATCATCTCTGCGGTAGCGCGCAACATCGTCAGTGAGGACCAATCCGGGGGGCGTAGCGTGACGGTCGTGGCTGAATTGGAATGGTTGCCGGGTGCAGCTCTCAGTGCGGAGCGCTTTATTGTCTATCGGATCGCACCGGATGGGACGCGGGATCAGGTCGATCAGACAGAGGGGACGTCCGGAACCTATACGCTGCCTGCGCCGGGTAGATATCGCTTTGAGGTGTTTGGCGTGAACAGCCATGGCCGATCTGAGCCGGGTGTGGAGTATGTCGACAGGTCGGTAGGCAATGAGACGCCCGGTCCGGTCACGGGGTTTGTCTCGCGCGTGGCTGGGGATCAGATGTTCCTGTCGTGGAAGCTGGGAGAGGCGATTGTTTCGCACTACCACCTTCGATACTTGGCGCTTGGTGCATCGGGCGGGTGGCGGCAAGCCTCACTTGTGGACGATGAAGTCTCGGGCAACCAGATCGCGATCCCTGCCGTGAATGGCCGGTATCTGATCAAAGCCGTGTCGTTGTTTGGTCGAGAGAGTGAAGCCGCAACAGAGGTGATCGTTGAGGGGGCCGGGTTATCGGCTCTCAACGTGGTCGAGCTGGTGCAAGAACACCCGGCTTTCTCCGGGGCGAAAACTGCAGGGCTTAGTGTTCAGTCCGGCTCCCTGATGTTGTTGGCGACAACCCCGATCTCGGATTGGGCTTCGCTTGCAGGGGTGAGCAGCATGGGGGGCTTTGGCGGTGTCACACCTTCGGGTGTCTATGACTTTGCCGACATCACCGATTTGGGGGAGGTCTATACTTCTCGTTTGAGCGCAGATGTGCGGGGTTTCGGTTTCCGCCTCGATGACGTGATCGGCTCATGGGGGAAGCTCTCAGACGTTGAGGATCTAACCGGTACCACCACCGATGCCTGGGCAATCGATCTGCAGATGTCCTCAACATCCGATGATCCGATGGCTGGCGGTGCGGAGTGGTCTGATTGGGAAACCCTGCGCATGGGTGATCACCGGGCCAGAGCGTATCGTTTCCGCCTGCTGATCGAGAGTGAGTCCTCGATGGTGGCGGTGCGGGTGGATCAGGTCTCAGTGACGATCGACATGCCGGATCGGATCGAGGGCGGTGCTGACGTACCCTGTCCTGCAGGTGGCCTTTATGTGGACTTCGATCCGCCGTTTCGGGTGCGTCCCGCGATCGCTGCAGACGGTCAGGGACTGCCGACAGGCGCAATCAGTCTGCGCAGCAATGTGACCCGCGAGGGGTTTCATCAGAAATTTGTCGACGCAACCGGTGCGGATATCGCCTGCACCTTCGATTGGGTCGCGAAAGGGTATGGGCGGGTGCTGTAGCGCCGCCTTAAACAGGAGATATCGATGTCACAGTATGATTTCGGGGTGATCAATCCCGCGACCACGAGCGGAACGGATCTAGCTGCGTTGCTTGGCAACTTTCGGGATGCTTTGAACAGCGGCCACTTGGGAGCTGGCCGACCACCTTATGCTGAAGCGGGTACAACGTGGATACAAGCGAGTGGCAACATCTGGAAGGTGAATGTCTTTGATGGCACCAATGACATCACGCTGTTTGAGATTAACATTGCTACCAACGCCTTGAGTTCTCCGATTTTCAACGCGGCGCTGTATTTGCTGAAAACAGGTGGCATCATGACCGGCCCCCTTTCGTTTGGAACAAATGGCCTCGGTATTGAGCCGGTCACAGGTTCATATGGGTCTGTACAGAGCAAGGGCACCAAGGGGAGTTGGTCTGGATATTCTATCCTTGGGAAAGTGGTCCTTATGGCAAGGTCCGATCAGCCACAGTTTGGCTTGTACGATGACAAGAACAATAAGTGGGTCATACAAGCCAATGAAAATGGGCGAGTGGCGTTGTTTTATAATGGTGCCGTCAACTTAGAAACCGATTCAGAGGGTGTCGTTGCTCATGGTCGGCTGCATGTGTCCGACCGTGTGGGTGCCAATCGTGCCGTTGGCAACTGGCTGGCCACCAAAGCGGAGGCGGAAGCCGGGATCAACGGTGACCAAATCATGACGCCGCTGCGCACCGCTGACAGCATCGCAGCAAATCAGGCGGTGAGAGCTTGGGTCAACTTCAACGGCACCGGCACCCCGACAATACGTGCGTCCCAAAATGTCACGTCGCTCACCGACAATGGCACTGGTGACTACTCTGTGAACTTCGTCACGCCATTCAGCGACACCAACTACACCATGCACTCAGGGGCTGTCCGGGCAAGTGACGGTACAATTGGTATGGCTGGACTGGTGGGTGGGTACAACTCGGCGCTTGTAGGAAAACTAACCGGATCATGTCGAATTCGAACGGGATCAACAACTAGTGTTGGTCTCGCGGATCTCCAAAACGTCTATGTCGCCTTTATTGCGTGAGGATCAAACCATGACTGAGAAACGTATTATCTACCAAAATGATGATGAGAGCGGCATTTGCGTTATCATCCCATGGCTGGGGTCTGGTCTCACGGTTGAAGAGATCGCAGCCAAGGATGTCCCGTTCGGCAGGCCCTTCAAGATCGTCGACGCCGCTGAAGTGCCAATCGATCGCTCCAGCCGTGATCTTTGGACCGTCGATGAGGCGGATCTGACCGATGGCGTGGGCGCCGATTATGGCGTCGGGTCAAAGAAGCCCTTTGTCATGCCCGAGCCGCCTGAAGACGAAGCGGTTGAAGAAGATCCCGTACCCCCAGGAGAGGAACCCGTCACATGAGCATTATCACGATCAGGCCGAAAACCCCGACAGGCGCAGATGTGAATGCAGAGCGCGACCGGCGCGTGAAGGCAGGTGCATCATTTAATGTCACCAACCACCCCGTGCCGATCCACGTGGTAGGAGATGAGACCACCCAGACGAACCTCCTGGCGCTGGCAACCGCGGCTTCGGCGCGAGTTGCGCAGGGGGATGCTTCCACCCTCACTCCATACCGGGATGAAACCAACCAGATCCACCAGCTGACACCGCCTCAGATCTTCGAGTTGTGGTCTCTGGGGGCCGCATATCTCTCGGCAGTTTATCAGGCGTCCTGGGCGCTGAAGGATGCTTCAGGCGGCGTGCCGGCTGATTTCGCATCTGACATGCATTGGCCGAGTGCCTAACGACCCTGATCAACGAAGTTCCTGGTGACGCTGTAGATCCTAGCGTCACCCAATATCCGAAAATTGAGGTGTCAACGTGAGCCAAGGACCGAGCTTGTTTACCGAAATCTTCAACGAGCGCGGCGCATTGTTGGCGCTGTTTGGAGCCATGGGGGGCGCTGTGCGGTCAGCTGCACTAAAGACCACGTGGCGCGAAGGATTGAGGGTCATCTTTATCGGCTCAGTAACAAGCTTCGGAGTTGGAGTTCTCGCACCGACGCTCTTGAAGCCGTGGATTGGTGACTTGCCCGCTGAGATGGCCGGCGCGCTCGGTACGCTTTGCGCTGCCGCGTTTCTTGTTGGGCTGGTGTCTGTCACGCTCATCGAGCGGATGATTGACCATCAGCCAGAGCAGGAGGATGGAAAGTGAGTAACAAGCCCCCAACCCTGAGACGGCCCAAACGAAGCCCCTGTGAGGATTTCTGGCACACGCTTCGGGTTGGCCTTGTGATCTTCATCCTTCTCCTTTTGCTCCTACCGCCGTTGTTTGCGCTGTTTCGGTAGCACCACGATCAAAACCCAAATCTCAACCACCCGCCCAGCATGGCCTGCGGCGGGCTTCTTTATGGAGTCCACCATGTTCAAACTCGCTATCGTCGTCGGTCACAATGAAGCGTCACAAGGTGCGATACGCCAGGATACCGGACAGACGGAATGGTCCTGGAATATCGGTCTCGCGCGCATGATCGAAGAGGCCGCGCACCGCGCCTCAATAGGGATCGAGGCCAAAACCTTCCTGCGCAAGCCGGTAGGCAGCTACATCCGCGAAATCCGCGACGTGTATCGCCGCACGGATGAGTACGGAGCTGACGCCACTTGTGAGCTGCACTTCAACAGCCACCACAATCCAAACGCGACTGGCACAGAGACCCTTACCAGCGGTAGCAAGGCGTCTGTCCGATATGCCGAGTTTGCGCAAGATCGCATGCTTGAGGCTCTGGGTCTGCGCGATCGGGGCGAAAAGATCGTGCGCACTGGTCGCGGCAGTCACAGCCTGATTTCCGGCCGCGCACCTGCGATCCTCATTGAACCCTTCTTTGGCTCATCTCCAAACGGGCTAAAGGTTACCGATGAGGAGCATGAAAAGCGCGCGCTGGCACAGGCCATTGTGCTGGCCACGCAGGACGCTTTCTTGTGA